GAGCCACTCTCTGACTTTTAGCGCCAAACACTTTCTAAGGCTTTCCTCTTCTCTTGTTTGGTCACTTAGTGTTGGCTGTTGAGGCTCGAGTAGTTCTCTGTCCTGTATCCTTCTTGAGCTCTTGCAAAAGCCTCTTCTCTGCCTTAATAAGCTTCTTCTGTTTTCTTCTTTCTCATCATTTCTGACGGATTTACTCTCTAGAGTTGTTTTACTCCATTGTTTAAGATTATGATTTAAATTATTATTGGCATAAGCTCAGAGGGATTGTGAATCGCATTGAGCACCAATAGAGAGTTTCAAGAGTTGATTCGTTTCGTAGAGCCTTAAGAAAACAGAGTTGGTCAGACCGATCCGTTATCGAACACTATCGTTGACGGACCATTTTTGCTCATCGTCTTTGATGTCAGAAACCCAGGAATGGTCGTAAACTTTGACAGACGAGAATCTTTCTTTGTCTAACACCCTCTTCAGCGTAGGTTTGAACTGATACAAATTGTCTCTGAAAGCTATTAGTTCCTGCACACACGGAAATGGCAACTCACTATTGACTGAATCTTGGAGGAGCTGTATGTACATCCTGGGGTCTCTTTTTAGAATTTAGTTGTGGCCAGTGTAGTCCTGTTTCATGAAGACAGTTTTTGAAGGATCTCTTAGGATATGCCAGTCAGACTCGTTCCGAACTATCCATTTAGAGCAAAAATCGAAGTCATTCCACTCTCTCACATATATATCTTTGTAGCATTGGCCGACTCCTACAACTCAATACATGGAACTATCTGTTGATGATAAAGCTCTAACATTTTGAACATAGCGCTGAGCATCGGATCGTTCAAGGAAAACAACACTGTCGTCTCCTGCTGCCATTACTTGAATTTTTATGTCTCTGGCGTAATAGTAAGCGTATAGAATGCTACGCAGAGTGTTGCCAAGAGTTGTACGGGAAGGATGGCCTGAGAATGTTGTGCCTGAAAGCTGGAAGCTCTAATAATTATTTCCAGATGATCTCCCTGGGTATCTGATCTTAGTGCCGGATTTCTCTTGTGTGTGTAGAGGAATGACAAGTTCGGATTCTGAGTCACTGTAGAAAACATTTAGATGATAAAAAAGATTCCCTCTAACGTCTTCGGGTATGTCATAGTGGTTAAAGATCTTAAGCAGAATTTGCGCTAGCCGATCTCTGTATATTCTGAAGAAGACAAAGTCAACTGCATGTATGTTTTCTCGATGCTAATTAGAATCAAAAGCAGAGCCATCGAAACTGACAGAAACAGGGTCTTTGAAATCTTTGCACAAAAGTTCCACTCTTTCTTTGAGGGTGTGACAATTGTCCTTATAGCTGAATGAGGGACAGTGCCTTCTGAGATCTTCTAGAATGAAGGATTGAACATAAGTCATGAGGCCACAGTAGTTATCGCTTGGAACGAAAATAAGCCTGGGCCTCGTGCTGTCGGTTGCGGGGTCTGTAGACAAATTGTTTTCTCCGTTCTTGACCATAGCTGTGAAGTATCCTTTGAAAGTTGACTCATGACCAGTTTTCAGTTGTCACCGGATCGTTTCAGCATATTTGAATTTCTTCTCGGGTGTCCAAGTTTTCTTTGTTGCTAGCCAAGAATCGACATCAATAAAGTCTATTGGCCAGTTCTAATGATGCTTCAGCAGCTAATCGAAGTATCTATTGGATGTCTGTGATAGGATGGAGACTTCATGTTCATCTGGGTGAAGGCGTGAAGAAAGGTGTCAGTTAAAAACGGCGTAGAGTAGATTGAGTTTGCTCTTAGAGTCCCACTAAAATTCTGTGTAGAGTTTCCCTTCTTCATTGACTACGTCATAGCCAGCTTTGGTGACGTTGGTCTTCCTTGCTTTCTTCTCATCCAATTGAGGGATCATTTTCGCCAGGACGCTGTAGCTGCGCACATTGTGTGTGAGGTGTTGATTAATTAAGCAGAGAGGGAAACAGCACTCCAGACTTTCAGGATCTGAGTTTCCAGCTATTTGGGGGATAACAGGGGAGAAATTTTTGCTCTTTACCCAGCGGTTCTTCAAACTGATCTGTTCCAAATTCAACCCTCTCAAATTCAATTTTGGGAGAACGGGTGTTTTAAAATCTTCTCATCTGTACTTTGTTCCTCTGTTTAAATGCGACTTGCAGTCATTAACCAACATATGATCTAACCTATGAGAAATCTCGTCGACTTTGTAGATGATTTCAAACCAAGTCTTAATCTTTGAAATCTTGAAGAACCTGCTTTCTTGTCTCAGAACACTTGACAACATGTAATGTTGGGCATCTTCACTAAGTGTGTCATATTCCAACATGGTATTGTAGATATGTGAAGAGTATAGCTCTTTTGCATTTGGATAACCAAATTGGATCAAATGGATCGTGTAGAGATTCATTCGGCAGCTAAGTAGATAGAGCACGAGTCTAAGAAGGAAATAGAAAGTAACTCGACATATGCCTGTTCGAGTCCACAAAACAACTAAGACGGGGGTGACATTGCTCCTGACGTAGTCATGTAAAGTCTATGGGCAATCGATACATTCGACGTACATTTATTTGTACAAAGTGACTTCAAACATTCTGTAATGCACAAGAACATAGACATAATAAAAAAGCTGCAAAACATCCAAAGCTATTCTACCCATCCTTATGCCTTCGAACTTTCCTGCCCACTCAAATCCTGATAAAATACTGGCAAAATAAATCATTTGGACGAAGCTAATTATTCCATTCACAAAGGAATGATATGCGAAGGTTTCGGAATGGATCCAACAATGACAATGGTAGATGTAGTAGACTATACCCATGACGCAGTTGACCATGACTGGGTCTATCATCGGACTCTGGTTAGTTACATGAGTTGCCAAGTATTTCCCTTAAATCTTCTCTCCCAATAAGACACTTGCTGCATATTCCACGTCAGTGCTTTCCCATGTAGCTGGTTCGTCATAGTTGAAGCTCTAGTCGAATTTGGGATACCTGTTCAACAACTGATTCTTTGCTCGCGTGAGCTGGTTCCCTTGGACCTCTGCCAGCATATTTTCAAAAAAGATTTGCTGCCTGCTCTTGACTTAGGACGCTGAGGCAGCAATGTTGAGGACTTTACTAGAGTACATTTTGCACAATCCTGCGCCGATAAACACTTAGTGCCAACCGAAATCTAGTCTAAATTGCTTCTCTGAGACCACTTGGACATTTTAATGAGTGTATGAATGTCCGGCACTTGAAGGTGTAGATTTTACATACTGTGTGCCGTCGGCGCCTGAGTACACGAAGAAAGAGCCTTCGTAATTTGGGTAAAGGTAATATCCTGGATGAGGCGTGTATTCATTGCCTATAATGAGATAATTTCCAGGGAGAGATCATATTTCTGATTGGTCAAAGTAGTAATGACTATCGTTAAAAATGAAAAGACTCTCTGTACCTATAAAATCTGCCATAGTTTCCTCCTTGACCATTTCCTTCATTAGATCTTGAAGGGTTCCTTTATAGAATACTGGAAGCGGCAAATTGTTCTGGAAAAATCTTCCTTCCTCTGCTTCTTTCTCCTCGTCATCTTCTTCGTCATCACTTCCGACTCCAGCTTGCGCTCTGTCGAGAATTTCCTAAGCAAGATCTTGATAGAACCGAACGAATCTAGTTTTATTGCTCTCCCAGTACTGGAGATCATAGTCATTGTCGTCAGGTCTGACATAGATTCTAAAATAATAAGTCTCGTATTCTTTAATTTTGACGACTTCTTTAAAAGAGTAATTTCCTGAAGCAACATATTCAATTGCATCATCTTGCCAGGTGATGCCGAAATGCTCGTGGAGATTGAGCAACTTATCCATGGTTGTGAACTTCGAGCCTACGTCAATGATTTTCGGTGGGAGATTTACTGATGAGAGCCCTCACACAAGAGCTTTGTCTGCTACAGTTCACAAAACATTATGACCACCAGATGTGGTTCTGCTGTTCATTGTCTCCCCGAGCTAGATCTCCAAACCGGCGTCTGACAAAATTTTTGCATATTGAGTTGGTATGCTTCAAGGAGCGACAGCCTGAACTTGACCCGCAACTTTGATGAATTTAGAGAATTTCTTGACTCCGTCTTATAGGTTGGAGTACGTCTTTTCAGTATACATATCCAATATCTAGTCTCTAGGGATATTGCAAGCTTTATTCATTTAGATTTTGACTCCCTTCTTAACTCTCTAAATAACTTAATCAAAATCAGATGCATACCAGTAAATTTTCTCTTCGGGCAGCTGAAGAAGCTGTTCATCAATAGCTTCAGTCCACAACTTTCTATTAAATCCATAAACCCATCCTTAAACGAACAATTTGAAGCAGGTGATTTTCTGCGCCTTACCTGTTATCTCTTAAAGGGATTTGAGGAGCTTGAATGAGGTGAGGGCAGTTTTGCCGAGGTGAACGGATGATTTATACTGGATTCCAATGTTTATTCCGTTATTTTTGAAATGGTCCTACTGGACTCTGGCATCATCTAGGAAAGTCTTAATTTCTTTAGACATTCCAGGAAGACCAAATGAGGTGTGTATTTGAGGAGCTAGATCTGGTCTTATCTACGCTTCTTCTGGGATGCTATGTGAAACTGGAATGGTGGTTGATATTCTCTCAGCTGCGTATTTGACTCTATACACTTTCTTGACTGTGAGTTTATTTGACTCGTGGACCAGCGTTGGGTCTAGGTGTGGATATCGGCTAGACAAGGCGTCTCTATACCTGCTTTCAATTCGCTGTACCTTATACAACAATGGGTGGCCGCTGAAGATATGACCTGATGGAAATCCAAAAGCTATGACTGGTGCTAGACTATCATACGCATCTTGCTCTTTTTCGGTCAGCACTCCAGTGGGGAGAGTGAGTAATCTCTGAATCAGTGAGGTGAAGGTTTTCAGATTGGTTCTGAAGAGAAGTGTTGGATCAGTAAGCAATCTCTGCTAAAAAGCATCGGCCTTCATAACCATTTTCATCCTGTCCGATGGATTTGCTGTCAGGAGTCTTTTTGAGAACATCTTCTTGGGGACTTGGATATTTAATTTCTTTGACGTCCGTGGGTTCTCAAATCAAGCTGCTCTTTTCTCTTCTTTGGTCATTTTCTCTTCCTCCTGCGGCTGGACTGAGATCTTGTCAGCTTTCTTAATTCAAAGTTGAGAGAGTCTTTTAACAGCTTTGAACTCTCCTACCTCTGCTGCAGAATCAATAGCTATCTGGAGCATATAAGCCCAAGCAAGTTTTGAATGATCTCCATCAGCATGGTTCTCATATTGAGTTACCCAACAGCCTGTTACCTCTGGTGCCAGGTCAGCGCCAACCAACTGTTCTGCAAAGGTGTACATGACATCTCCAAACACTTCTAAGGGCCTCTCCAAACCCTTCCTGTTAGCATCGCTGAATGCAGAGAGTCTTGCATTGTAGTTCCGCAGAGCTGTCTGTGCATCCATTATGACTTCTCTTCCATCTGCTGAGTGGTTTCTCATCTGTGTTTCATCTTTAAGAATGCGATCACTGGAGAAAGTGAGAGGTTCATGGGAGTCTCGAATGTAGACTTTATTGGCGTGTTTTGGAACTATAAGGAAAGCGTGCCATAAGCCCTCTGTGACATGTGAGGGGACAGCTCTAATAAAAGGTGGGCAGTTCTCCTAGTTGTCAATCTTCCGCATGAGCCACTGTATCTAGGGGTCCATGTCCAAAAACAATTCCGACTGATAGTCATAAGTGGTCTTAAGCACATCTAAAATTGCTTCGATATTGACCAGGTCAGTCTTGCCGATAGCGATTTGGAGTCTTTGAAGTAGCTATTGCGTGACTGAATGTTCATGGACGAAAGCTGGATCGGTGTCTTCATTGTCAATGTGGAAGATCTGGGTGCAAATTATGGCCTCACTGAAGCAGCCGTTTTGTACACCAGGCATACTGATTAAGTAAGCGTACCCGAGATCTATCGCAGGACCATATCTGTCGTTGAACAAGACTGGAATATTTTTGACGCCCTGTGATTTCCCTCCCACATATGAAAAGACTTTCTGAGTGATCATCTTGCCGTCTCTGAAAAACGGCTTTGGAAAAACTATCTTTTCTCAATCTCGAATGGCTTGCGCCAAAGCGAGATATTGATCATAGTTTAAGGCTGGCATTTCGTCGTGATTTTCTAGATCTAAAAAGTTTCCTGTTTGGAACGACTTATACCACTAGGGCTATGAACCCTGATCTACATTTCTCCGTGAGGCTGTAGATTCGCCCTCGACTGCGTAAAGCCCGTCGAACGACTATTCCCCAAGACCCAGAAGGGATGAGAGAACGCCGAGGTTGTTAAGCCTCTTGCGTCCCCGTCCCGAGGGTTTAGGGTTATTACCATGAAAATTGTTTCCTTTTCTCATG